TCTTTTTGCAAACCTTACAGAATTAAGTAATGAAACAAATATTTGTGGGTCTTCATCATCTGCACCACCTACCAAGAAATCTAATGTTTGAACACACCCAAAGGCATCCCTAACATGATAAGTATAATTTCCGTCTTCTAATCCTGCAATAGTATTAGCTCCAAAATCAGAACCATTCAAAGATGCTTCTATTCCTATCTCTGTCTTCTCATTATTGCTTAGTTCCTGAGAATTGGTTTTTATCAGCCTTCCGCTTGCGGTAGATGTACCTACTTGAATACTACTTACATTAACCGAGCTTAATATCCACTTAATAGGAATATCTTTTTGTTCTATTATTGTTTGAACTTGATCGGATGTAACCACAACAATATTGTGGCTTAATAGATTTGTCCTGTTTTTTTCAAATTCTAATTCATAGAAAACAAATCCATTATTTTCAAATGATTCAGGAGATATAAAGTCTTGTGGGTATCTGTAGCCTTGACCAAAAAAACCGCTTATTTCATTTAAAACTATTGAGTCGAGAGCTAAGTCAGATAAAGCTCTCTTAAGTACCATGTTCACCATTACGGTATCGCAAGGCGTAGAAGATTCGCTAACCTCAAAAGAGTCTATTGTATAATTTATAGAACTAAAAATAGTATAGTCAACAGATTTCTTGCATCCTATGTAATCCTTAACAAATAATGTATAGTCTCCATCGGCTTGATTTACTGGCAAATTAGATGAATAAGTAATATCATCTAATGAGTACTCAAAATCTAACAACGATAAATCTAAATTGTTTAAAACTATTCTATCCTTCTTAAAAACTGGCACAAAATTACCTTCTACCGCCGTTTGACCTGTTATAAACCATTGAACGGGTAATAATTTATTTACAAAAGGTAAAGTTTGCCCTTCCGTATTCGATATAAATACATTGTTAGCAGTCTCATAGCTTCTGGTCTTGCTTAATTGTAATGTAAATGTAGTTATATTGTTTACTGTGCTTTCGCTTGTGGAAACAAAGTCAGCAGGATAATTGTAAGATCGTGAAGAGCTACCGTCTTGATTCTCAATTCTAAGCCGAACTAAATCGCTTGCAGAACTTGAAGCACTCTTGACAATTTCAATATCAATTAGAATATTAAAGCATGGTGTAGACTGTGATACACATTCAAATTTTGTTATACTATAACTCATTTACACATTCTTTTTTATTAGTTTCCAGTTGCCAGGATCATTAAAACCAACTTGGATAATATAACCAAAATATTCTTGCCTTTTGTTTGTAAATTTAATTAAAAAATTCGTATTAGGTATCAATCTTTCATTGTATAATGTTGACTCTCTTAACTTTCTACGAATTGTAGTGCTTAACGGACTCTCAAACTCATAATATTCTGCTTCGTAATCTGGTTTTTTAAGCTCGCTGTTTATTATGTTACTGTTTTCAAATCTTATTGGCTCACCTTCTAATTTTGTTGCCACTTCTACCTTTCCAGTACCGCTGGAGTATCTTACAAACTTATTAGGGTACTTTGTTAACCCTGCTCCAAACGTTCGGCTGTGTCTCTCCATTGACCTGAACGGTGTTAATAGTAAGTTGCCCGCACTTTCTGGATCGTAGCAAATAGGTTGCTGGCTTAGTGAGTCTTGCCAAACTTTAGGCGTAAACTTTGTAGACTCGTAAATCTTAGAATCAAATAAAAAGTTTTCGTTGTCGTAACGAGTATCTGTATTAGGTGCTACTATAAAGTTTTGCCGTCTTGCAAGCTCCGCACCTACAAGATCAGCTCTTATCTTTCCTTCTACTTCATATTTGTTATCTGCTGTTTTTAAGTGTGTCTGATAAGTTGTTAGAGCGTTATATTCTTGTAATCCTTGCACCTCTTCGTAGTCTCCTGCTTTAGAGTTTCCAAATGTTCCTGACTTAAATAAAAACTCATCAGCACAGCTTATTTTTAGTTTAGAAACTTCACCTAAGTCAATTAAGGGAAAATCTACAAAGAAATATGTTTTATCTTCTATAACATAGAACTCTTTATTTTCGTGTTTTTCTATTGACCATCCTAAGTTAAAATAATTATTAGTTTCAAATAAGTCTTTAAGCTCAACGCTTAGTTTTGCTTCTGGAATGTTTCTTATTTGCTTTCCAGAACTTAACAAAACATCTTTAAACTGACCATCCTTAAAAAACTGTGACTTTATTCTGTTTCTTTGTCCTGTGTATATTTCTAACATACGTTCAAAGGAATCAAACATTTTAATCCCTTTAAATTCTGTAGGCTGGAATGTGCTATTTTGTTCTAATTTTATACTGCATTGTATATCAAAGAAATTCATTTGACCGCTACTAAATACTGTTGGGGTTGTTATTCTGCTAATATATGGGCATAATGACACAGCTTGATTTGAAATCAATATTGTACTAGATTCTACGTTAAAACTAAATCTATCCGTATTTTCAAAATCAGAATGTATATGAATATCCTCTATCCTGTTAAACTCCCACTCTGAATCTATTCTATCATAAAAAACTAAAGCAACTTTTAAAGCATAATCAGTTGAAGAACTTACCTCATTATAAAAACCGTTTCCGTGTTTAGTCGCAAAACTTATTTTATAATTAAATGAGCTGTTAACATCAGAAATATTAATCCTAAAAAATGAACTTGAATTAGGCTTATTTACTCCATTAGCTTCATATATTTCTGCATATGGCGTTAAGTTAAATAAATCTACATTAAAAGGATCATTTAGTTCTAGTCCTACACTTTCAAAAACTTGTATAGTGTTTATATTTCTTGAATATATTTGTGCATTATTTTGAACTGAAGTAGATAATATAAAACCAGTTGGTGGATTTGCTGTTTGACTTAAGCTTTCTAAAAATATTCTTCGCCCTTGCCAATAAATATCCTTATAAACTAAAGGCGTTATGTCATTGCCGTTTATATCTGTTAATCTTTGTAACTCGTAAGACTCATCGAATTGACTTTCAACGAGACTTTGCAAACCTCCTGTAAGAAATTGTACGCTTACTTTTTCATCATCTAAAACATAGGTTTTCATGTCTAAATTACCTCTATAATCTAGCTCATAACTTTTATCTAAAGTTTCTATTATAAATCTTTCTAATATAACTTCTACTTCCGTTCCTTCGCTTTCATAGATTCCTTGTAATAATTCTCTACCGTCTTTTACAAACAATAAATCATTAGATAACTGTGTAACTACTCCCCAGTTATCTGTATTTCTAACTAATTGTTTATCATCTTCATTCCAGTTTATAGGCTCAAATTTTAGTAAAACCCGACCTATAGACTCAGAACTTAAATAATATCTTACCTCTGGATAATTCATTTACCCTTGTATTTTAAAAGTTTAAATTGATGCCCCATGTCAAACGTTGTGCTGTTTCTATTTACAAACTTAGCGCTTCTTAACGAACCTATTATATCTTTCTTTAATCTTGAGTTTTCGTTACGCATCGCGTTAATTTGGTTTTGCGTATCGCTTGCAGGACTCATTTTATTAGCGTTCATTGTAATTGAGTCAAGAACTGCGCTCCTAGCAATAGAATGATTAAGAGAAGGAATAACACTATCCCCCTTGTCTAAGTGCATCATAGTCGGCTTATTTGGTGAAATACCTTTTAAGTTTCCGTCTTTGCCTAAGATAGCTTCTTCTTTGTAACCGTCTCCTAAAATAGCGTATTCATCTTCACCTCCTTTACGTCCTTTTTTATATTCTGGTATAGGTCTGCTTGCTACTATTGCAGCCTGTGCAGCACCAATGGCCGCAACTGCTATGGATAGCGGAACGTTTGGCAAAGCTTTTACTATTGCTACAGCCGTACTTAATGCAATCTGAAATAATGCTGCTTTGCGTTCTTCTTTTAGTCTTTCGCTTTCTAGCTTCCGCCTTGCTACTTGCTGATCTTCTCTCAATAATTGTTGAGCTACAGCATCGCCTTCAGCTTGTTGTATAAGATTATTGTATAGCCTATCATTTTCGGCTATCTGGTTGTTAATCCTTATAATCTGGTCTTGTGCAAGTGTTCTTCCTATGCCTGACAATATCGCTGCTCCTGCTTCTGCTCCTGCTTTAATTTTATCATTCATTTCAGCATTCTTGTCGGATAAAACATCGAAGCTGCTTTCAAGAACGCTGGTATCAATATTTAAAAGGTTTCCTAATCCTTCAAGTTGGTCAAATAATAAGTCTTTGTTTGCTAGCTTATCTAGCAATTCCATCAACTTTTCGGTTTTCTCTTGACCTTCTTTAGTTAATTGGTTGAACTTTTCTAAGCCTATATTTGTAGCTGCAAAAGAATCATCAGATTCTATATCTGTAATCCCTCTAGTTTCTATTTGGTTTACAGTTGTTTGGTCTTCCATTCCAAGAAGTTCGCGAGTTAAAAGTCTTAAACTTTCCTTAGCCTTGTCTATTTGCTCTTGATACTTAAGCCATTCGCCCCTTGTGGTTGCGGTTTCTCTTTGTTGCGCTTCTAGTTTGTTTATAATATCTTCAAAAAACTTTACAGTACCTTCTAAAACAGCATTAACACCGCCTAAAGTCCCTTTTAGTGCTTTTATTTTATCTTCAACTACCTTTATTTCTTCTCCAAATTTA